CTTAAACTAGCTAAATTTTTTGCCTAAGGATACCATGATTAAGAAAAGCCTTTTTGAAGATGAACTAATTAATGGAATGCAACGCGAGTTACATTCACATGAGAAAAAGCAAGGAATGAACAACCTTGTTAAGGCAGCGGATTATCTTAATGCTGCTGTTGAAATCTTTGAAGAAGCCGGCATGACCGCCAAGGCTGATCAAGTTCTAAGACTTCTGGGAAAGATTGCCATCGCTGCTGCTCATGACAGCAAAGTAAGACAAATGCCCTCCTTACAAAAACTAATGGAAGCTGGCGTTACTCACAAGGATTTAAGAAATACTAATGACCCAGTTTCTAGGGCTCGCGTTAACACAGCGATGAGAGTCCTTGGATATACTGACAGAGAGATTCAAGGATTTCTTGGTGAAAAGTTCATGAGTGAAGAAGACGCTGCGGATATGTTAAATCCTGAAAAGCCATATGGTAAAATTATGGAGTGGATTGATAAACCAACTACACCAGTGGATCCAAACAATCTGCAACCAGGCGAAGAGATTAGTTTTGAAAGTATGCCAGATTCGCGCCCAAAGATGGCTCCTCAAGGTCCCGGCCTTGGTGAAATTAGCATGAAGAGCATTCTAGCCAGTGACGAACAACAGGCCAAGGTAAAATCAAAGAGTCCGGCTAAAGTTAATGATTCTCACACTAATGGATTAACATCTGAAAAGATGGTTGCTAATCTAGAGAATCACGGAACAGTCTTTAATATGACTGATGATAGTGCGGCAGATGATCTATTAGATTTAGACTTTAATGAGGCTGCTAACGAACTTTTAGAAGGAAATGCAGAGGATAAAACCTTTGAGGACAGCGATTAATACGTTATATAGTATGAGAGCGGTATAGATAGAAAAGGAATCTCATGCTACGTTTAGTTCAAGTCGGAAATACACTTCCAGCAACCTTCATTGTCGATCCGTCTGCTGAATTTCAGCCAGGACAAATTGCTGAATTAACTGTTATTGGTAACCAAGTAATGGCTACCGTAAGTAACGGAACTGCTCCTATTGGTGTTATTGATGATATCAAAACCAAAGCATTTACCAATGTTTCTTGGAATGAAGTTGTCATTGTGCCGGCCATAGGTGTACCTGGTCCCAACAGTACTATAGTAACGCCTATTGATATCAAAGCTGAACTTAAAAAGCCAAATATTATATCTTCTAGTTTCAATTCAACTGTTAAGGTAACAGTTAATCCAATTAATGGAGTTATTACATTTTTGGCAGGCACTCAATTGAATTTCGATTTAACTGGTAGCGGTACGCCTAATGCTATTAGAACTATTGTAAATTATACTTATCAAGTAGCTAATATTCCTGGTGATGATAGTACTGCGGGCTCTGGAAGAATTACTGTTTGGTTTAATAGAATGTTTTTCCAGACTGACCAGTATGAAACGAACCAGCAATACCCGGTCCGTGCCAATTTATACGTTTCTGAAGCGGGCTTCTTGACCACCAGAAGGCCTAGCAGCATTCACCCCGCTGTAGCTATGGTTACGGCCCCACCTACGCCAATGAATCCCATGATCGAGGTTTTGTGGTTTTGAACCCGGTGATTGAAGTGCTCTGGTTAATCAAACGGAAAACGACTGATATATAATGTTTCAGAGGTTCAAATGACCGACGAAACACAAGACAATCGAATTCACTATCTTTACTGCATTACTAATAAAATCAACGGAAAAATCTATATCGGTCAAACAGTCCAGCCTGATAAAAGGTGGTATCAGCACAAAAATATGGCCGCTCAAGATCAGCCCATGATGATAATTTCCTACGCTATCAAAAAATATGGTAATCAAGCGTTTGAATTTGAAGTGATAGCTGGATGTAAAACTTGGGATGATGCAAATGATATAGAAACTTTGTTAGTTTCACAATATGGTAGCCTAGTACCCAATGGATACAATGTTTCACTTGGCGGCATGAATGCGCCTAAATCTGAAGCTTGGATCCAGGTCATGAAAGCCTGGCATGCTTCATTATCTTCCGAAGAACGAGCGGAAATTAGTAAAAAACAAGCCGAAGCAACCGCAAATCAAATTGCTACCAAGGGTCATCCCGCCGCTGGCCGTATCGTTACACAAGAAGAAAGAGAATTGCATCGTAAGACACGTTTGGAAAACCCTATTAATTACACCGAAGAACTACGACAAAAAATGTCTGAGGCCCATATTGGAATCAAAGATTCCGAAGAGACTAAAGCTAGTAAATCTGCAAGCGCTACAGAAGCCTGGGAGAAACGAATTGATTATTCTCGTAAATGCGAAGCTCCTGGCTGTGAGATTTCCGGTAAGGTCAAATACAAGATAATTAACGGAATTCGTTATTGTAACAAGCATGGCCTACGAATGTTACGCTATAATAGATTAGATACTTTAGATAGCTAATATCTCTGCATATTATTAGTAAATTCCTTTATCCGAGGCCATCCATGACTTTTAAGCACGTAAAATTTGAAGATTCCGCAATAATGCGTTCCCTTGAGAAAGTAGCAAGAGAAAAGGGTCTTATTAAAGAAGAAGATCTTATTAAGAAAGCTTCCAAGAGCATTGACTTATCACCAACCCCCGTATTGCTTGTTAACCTACTCAAGCTAGCTAATGGTTTGCGTGATAAAGGTTATGATGATGCTGCTGCCGAATTAGAGAACAAGGCTATTGCTTACAAGCAAGCCCAGTCTCTTTATGAGACTTCCAAAGAAAAGGGTGAAGATCTTATTGATGCCGCTCATCCAAAGGGAAGTCACAAACTTGAAGGCGTTGAAGGCGATGCACTTTTCGAGACCATTCTTGATCAACATTTGGCAGACTTAGAGGTTGTTGAAAAGAAACCAACCGGCAAGCTAGCCTCTTCTAGAGACATTCTAAAAGCTGTTAGAATTGTTCTAGCAGGTACAGATGAAGAAAATGAAAATGTTGCACGCGGACAATTTCTTTCCATCGTTTCTGATTTAACTAATTTAGTTGCTAGAGTTATGAGAAATGAGGATTTGTCTGATTGGACTTATCACTCTCCAATGAATTTTGGTAACCTTAGAGAAGATGAAGAGGCAGGCACGGGCGTAGCTACCGGGACCACTAAGGGTCACATGGAAGTTCTTACTGGTAATTTGAATGAACTATCTAAGAAAGGTCCTTCTCAAGAAACCATTAGAGAGATTCAAAAAAATATTAATACGCTAACTTCTCTTATTAGAGATGCTGATCATATTAATCCTGTTGCCAGAGGAAAATATACATCTGACGCTAGAACTATTTACTCTAGAACCCCAAAGGTATTAGAGGCCCTTCGTGGTGAGGGTGCTGCGGTAGCTCCAGTTGCTCCAGTTACTATTCCAACAGTAAATGTTACTAGTGGGCCATTAGGAAAAATGTTTGGTCAAATTACTGCGTTAAAAAGCAAACTTAATCTTTGGAAGTCTTTCAGATCTATTTCTAAAAACCGTGAAGCTATGAATTGGATTAACGAAGAAATTAAATCACTTGATGATATTGATCAGAGATACGATAAAGTGCCAGAAGATCAAGAAGCCGCTGCGGCCCCCCAAATGCAACGAGAATTAAATGAAGAAGTCGAAGGCATTAATGAATTTGAAGGTACTTGGATTAAACCTGCTGGCAACGCTTAATGAGGGATAAATGTCAAAGAAAAACCTAAGAGAGCTAGTAGAAGAAATTCAAAAGTACGCAAAGAAGCCACCTCCACCCCCAGCAGGTTACAAGGTAGAAGCTCCTGCGCCTACTGCCGCTCCAGTTGCAGGTAATGCACCAGCCGCTCGTTCGGGCGCACGCCCTGTTCCAAAACCAGGTCAACCAGCAGCAGCGACACATTCAAATGTGTCTACTGAAATACAGAAGATGCAATTCGCTATGCAGAGAGTGGCAAAAACAGTTTCTTCAACTATTAATTACGATGCTTTAACAAAAGCATTACAAGGTAATCCTGGAGTCGATAAAAGACAAGTTGAAAAGTCTATTGGTAGAGACGCATTCAGTACTATTTTAATTAACAGAATGCGTGGCGCAAAAACTAAAGGTGTAGAGTTTGATCCAAATCAAAGTAAAACAAAAATGCAAGATAAAAACCCTTCTGATCTGAAGAGTTTGTTTGTAGTATTGGATTCTCTTAGAAGAATTGGCGCAGGTAAAGACGAAGGTAATCCTGATGGAGCTTGGGGACCTAGAACTAATAATGGCCTTAAAAATATTGCTTCAGTTGCTGAGGCGCTTAATAAATTAGGCACAGAATTAGCTATGCAGTCACAAGCATTTGATCCATCGCATATGGAACAATTAAATTCTCTTATTCCAGAATCAGATAAAGAAATTGATCAGAATGAAAAAGTTAAAAGAGCACCAGTAATTGCCAAACTTTTGGCTGGAGTTCAAGCCTTAGTATTAGATTTTAAAGATCAAATATTGGCTAATCCAAACTACGCTGTTTTCATTGATGATCAAAAATCATTATTTGATGTTGGTGCCGATAAAGAAAAGGTGTTTCAGCCTGAAAACGAAGGCGAGAAACTAATTTATGATTCACTTAGAAATGAAAAAAGTAAAAGTAGATTTATTAGAGATACAAATGGGACAATAGTTCCGGTTGCATCTGTTAAGATTCCAGCAGAATATACTGGTGGTAAAGAGTTACCACCATTTAATATTACTGGTGCCGACTTAGTTGATAAAGAATCATTCGATCATTGGGCAAATAGTAATTCTGTTTTAATGAATCTTATGAAGAGCAATCCAACAACCTGGAATAATGTTGTTTCATTTATTCTATCTGATACGCAGAAGCAAATACAACAAAAACTACAAGGCCCAGCGACTACCCCGCTTCAAGAGACAAGGTAATACAATGAGTTTCATTTACGATGATGACAAATTAGTTCTTGATTTACTTAAGAGCGCCGTTGAATTTGAATTAAAATTCAACAAGCGGGGCCAAGTTGCGCCTAATGCAAAAATCAATGCTGAATATCAAAACTATCTTAATCTATCAACTAAGTTAGTAGAACAACTTAAAACTCAATATTTCCCACAGGAAAAAGATCCTAATGCCATTAAATCTGATGGCCAGACGGGACCTGTTGTTGCGGATATGAATACCCTTGGAAATTTCTTTGACTATATTCTTAAAAATAATATCACTGTTGGTAATCAAAAAATTGTTTACGCAGAGGGAGAGAATCCCCCAAATAGAAACTGGTTACCAGTAGATGCTGAACAATCAAAATTACTTGTAGAAACTGTCGATCAAGAAGGCAATAGAAAAGCTTTGGTCGGAGCCTATCACGTAAACAAAGATTTGTTATCTAAGTATTTAGTTAAACTATCAGCTCAACTTAATCAAGAAAAAGACGAAGAGACTAAGAGATTTATGAGATCTATGTTAGCAGGTATTATGGAAAAAGTTAATGCTGTTTTCCGTACTAAATTAACTCCAGATCATAAAGAAGTAGAAGAAGAGTTAAAAGATAATGTTGTCCTAGATAATGTCCCTAACCCGATCGTTTCTGGCGGAGCCGATCCTGCTAACCCTCTTCTTGTTAAAGATGTTAAATCTGTTCAGACATTAAATGCATGGATAGAAGACCATAAAATGACCCTTAAAGATGCTAAGGGCCAAGTAATTAGTTATACTCAAAACTACGATAGATGCGCTTTCATCAATGCTCTTTATACTAGGGCTAGTACTATGTCTGACTCTGCTCGTCCAGAAACTCAGAAGGCAAAAGCATATTATGTAAAAATGATGACCCAAATTGCATCTCAAGCAAATTGTGCGCTTAAGGGCGGCGGAGCCAATCCAAATCAGACTGCTCAGCCTCAGAAGATTAGTGCTCAAGTTATGGCTCGTATTTTCTCAACGCTACCATTTATGGATGGCGCCATCGACTTTACCAGAATCACTACTTTCTTAAGTCTTGTTGAACCATTAATTCCTGCTACTTCAGGATCTTCTACTGAGGTTAAGGGCGGAATTACAGAGTTTAAAACCTTCCTAAAGCAACCTAATGTAAATCAAGTTTCAATCAAAGTTAACACTGGACAGTTTGCACGTTTGTTAATAGAGCCAAATTCTGGTGGAAAAGTATTTGGAGCAATTGAAGCTTTAAATCAAGTAATTGATAATACTCGTTCTGTTCTTGATCAATTCAGCTCTGCCTATAAATCAAATTTCGGAGAAAATGAATTAAGACTTTTGGGAGATCAGATTGGTGAATCACAAACTGATGACTCAATTTATAGAGAAAATGCAAACAACCTAGCTAATATAAAGGGCGCTGCCGTATCGAGGCCAATCTAATGAGATCTACCAGTAGAGAAATCAGTTTTTATGTTGATACCATGATAGTTGAAACACTATTAACGGATTCTCATTTGGTAAAATCTGCTCAAGCAGGCGGCTTCATTTCAGGATTAATTGGTAAAGTTAAAGACTATTTCGGTGCACATTTTAACTCTGAAAATAAGGCTGGAAGTGTTATTAACATGTTGGCACCTGGAGTTATCTCAATTGGTTTGGGTGCTATGGGATTACCTTGGCTTGGTGCTATGTTGGCTTTTGCTGCAAGTATTTTTAATATCAATGTCAGCGAGATAATAGAAAGCATTTGGAATGGAATCAAAGGTATTGTTAGTTCTGGTAAGCAAACAAGTTCAGAACACATAGATAGTTTAGTTGATTCTTCAATTTCTTCTAACATTAAACCAGCTACTCAAGATGAAGCTGATAAAGCAAAAACCTCTTTAGAAAGTAGAAACTCTGCTCAACTATTAAGAGATGCCAAATTGCTTAAAATGGCAATGATTGCTTATGAAGAGTCTCCTGAAAATTTTGTTAAACAGGCAGGTCTTCTTGATTGGTTTTCTGGTAAGAAAGCCGGTGTAGGAAGTTTACTTGGCATAGTTCTAAAATGGGTCTTTAAGATTGTCTTAGCTTCTGCTGGTTTCATGGTTGCCGGAGATATTGTTAACAAAGTTTTAGATCGACCAAATGCATTAG